GATACGTTATGATCTCCCGATTAGCCATAGCTGTTTTCAACGCATTGTATTCAGCTTTAGTATCGTACCCAATAGCGGAACCTCTACCTCTAGACGTAGCAACCCTTGTTTTAAGAATAATTGGCACAATTATTTCATCTACTCTTGTAGGCGCAGGAAACGCTTGGATTCTCCACGACTCAATAATAGGACCAGCAGTCACTACAGAATCCCTAGTTAAATTAAGTTGCACTTTGAACGCTTCAGATAATTCAGGAACAAGCGTCGTAATGTTCGTAGCAACCTTGTTACTTAAATTACCTGTTGTCACACTAACGTTCTCATCATTCGTAACCGTTGCTGTTATCGAACCACCAGCGCTAGACGCAGCACCAGCATACTGTATGCTACTGCCACTGTACTCTACGCCTGACTCACTGTACTGATTGTTTGCAGCTGACAACGATGCCGGAGCGTAACGTATCTCAATATTACGTAACACCTTATCAAACTGACTATTCCAACTTACATCACCAACAGTTAACGTGCCAGAAGCAACTAACTCACCAGTAGACTTCTCACCCTGCACACCATTAGTAGAATCAGTAAAAAACGTTTCACCTAAAGCCCTAGAAACAAACATAACATTACCTGGTGAAGCATCAGCACCACCAGACGTTCCATCCTTGACTGACACTACATCTGCTGCCCAAGCAGGAACAAGCGTTTCGGTAAACCGTGACAAATCAGCTCGATACACTTTGCCTGAACCGCCACCAAACCACACAAACCGTTCATCAGCAGCCAAACTAAATACTTGCCCAACATCATCAATAACAGGACCATACGTTACCGCCCCTGACCCTGCATCAATAGCAGCAATACGCAAACCCTTGGTAGTCGCTAACGCAAGGATACCTGCATAAGAAACCATGTCGTTAATTTTTTCGCCTCTGGGCAGTTCAGCTACTTGTTGTGGTTCGTCAAGCAAACCATCAGCAGCAGCTACAGATATAAAGCTAATAAAGCCTGTGTCAGCAGCGTTACCTGCCGCATAAAAACCTGCTGGACCTGAACAAGCCGTAACCCAGCTACCGCCTGCTTGCGGAATAGTTGAATCAAGGCTGCTAGAAACTTTTGCACCACTAGAATTAACTTCAGATATGTTAGCGCCATCTAAGAAAAACAATCTGCCACCGACAAGTCGAATAAAATCAGGGTTTAACGACCCAAAACTTGCTGGTTGCGTAGTAGCACCAAGATTGACGCTAGCAGCAGCTCTGTTAGAGCCATACGCAATAAACACTTTTGAACCGTCAGACGCAAAGTCGGTTATAGTTTGTGGGCTAGCTAAAGCTGTAACTGCTGACCAGTTAACATCAGCGTCAGCAGAGTTAAACGAGTTAGAGAAATACAAGTTAGTTCCTTGAGCCACATACATGTACGACCCAAGTATTTTCATTTTTACATCAGTCCACGCAAACGTGTCATTCTTAGACTCACAAATAGGCAACAAACTAATCTGCCCTTCAGTCCACACATCAACACCAGACGAGGCACTAAACCTTGACCGATTAGAATTAGCATGATCGTAAAACGTTTGCCCAGCACCAAACGACCAATCAGTTTGCGACCTCAACCAAAACTGAGAACTTATTGACTGCTCACCAGGCTCATCAGACGTATCTCTTTGCTCACGCAACGTAGGAATAGTCGTTCGACGGTACTGGTCAATGTCAATATTGTATGAACGTGCATCAGCATCTATTGTTAGCGTGACTGGTAGCCGTTCAGCTTTGTGAACCATTTACACCCCTCTATAGAAAGAGTTTTGTGTTTTAGTCCCTGACCTCATCCAATACGTTGGATACTGCTGATCTAGCCTAGCTGCTTCAGCATTTATTCTGGTTTCACGCAACGCTCGCAGGTCACGCATAGAAGCAGATATAGCACCGGCAGGAACCTCATCTGCTCTACGACTAGACCCTTGCTCATCTATAAACTCACGCCGAACAGGTCGAGTAGACATTAACCGTAACGCTGCTCCAAGTGACGGCAAATCATACGCTGATGCGTGTAAACCAACAGTGCTTAACGCTGTTGACGTAGCAGCTAACGCAGTAAATCCTGTTTTGTATTGCACTCTGACTGCTTGCCCGGAGTTAGCGTCATCATGCAAAACTAAAGCGTATCCTGAAGCAAATGACCCAGTGTTGCGATCTCGTCGTAAACTCCATGCAGGCAATACTGGTTCTGTATTCTCAGACCCATCGTCAGTGTATGTCACCTGATATACAGCTAAAATATCGTCGGTTACTCCAGTAAGGTTATATCCGTCTTGAGATATGTTAAAAGTAAACTCAACGGTTTTCATCTGATACAAACCATTTTGCGGTGATGATAAGTCAGCTAACTCATCATTAATAGCGTTTAATACAAGTTGTGCAGGAAATTTAGGATTAACAGTAACTAAATCACCTGTGCTGTGAGAGGCAGCAGTTGTGCCTCGAAAGCCACGTTTAACAATAGCGTTATTTGTTGTAGCGTCAACGCTAAACACATACATTAGTTCAGTGCCTACTTCAATAATTGCCCCTTCAACAATACTAGAACTGTCATAAGTAAATTCTATTGTTGTATCACTGGTTCCTAACGAGCATGACAATTCATCATGTTCTTCAACATAATCAGTTAACAACAAATTCTTTGTTTCATCTATCCACGTTTGAGCAGTCATACCGCCTCAATACTATTCATAAGTCTTTCGCTTTCTTTCCTACTCGCATCACTAGAATACAAACGACCTGCCTGAATCTCGCTTTTAGTCTCAGCGTGCTTTTCTAAATGAGCTGAACCATTAATAGACTTAGGTTGCAAACCACTCTGCCGCAAACGTTTATACGCAGACATGTCAGCATCTTTAGCTTTCTCAGCTCTCTTAGTAGCTTCTAAATCAATCACAGAGTTACGAGAAGGCATAGCAGAAGGCGCAATGTTCACACTCGAAATAAGTTTGGTCATTGACTGCCCACAATCAACGCAATGAAACGAATGCTCATAATCAAAACCATGTACTATTTCTTCAACGTTGTTACATACTTTGCATTTATAGTCATACCGTGGCATAACCCTCAACCTCTATTCCAAATCCGGCATCTTTTAACGAATTTAGTTCATCATCTGTAAAATCAGTAGGGGATTCATGCCCACCATATATTGTCCGAGAAACTGTACTCATGTCTGCCGGTTGTCGAGTCGTTACCGACCCATCGTTTAATATAAATATATTAACCCCTCTAGCCGTCGGAGGATAGAATCTGCGTAAGTTCCTAGCAGGGCTAATAGTAGGGAACCTGGTAACGTCTAATGTCGGAACCGTATTTTCAAATACAGGCACATACTTTGTATTGAATAATAGTTGATCTACAGACGTTGTAGCATTAATTGTAGACACACTTATGTTCTGGTCCATACTGACGGTCACAGACGGCGTTGTAGACGTCCCACCTATAACTGATGGTTCTACATCAGCGTTACCTGAAATCGTCGCAGACGGCGTTGTAGCAGCCGTAGAAACGACGCTAGGAGCAACACTCGCTGTACCCGATATAGTTGCAGAAGGCGTAGTCGTGACACTAGCAATAACGCTAGGTTCAACACTAGCCGTACCTGATATTGTCGCCGACGGCGTAGTAGTAGCGCCAACAATGACGCTAGGAGCTACACTAGCTGTCCCTGATACAGTCGTAGCAGGAACAGTTGTCGTACCTGCAATCACCGCAACGGCAGCATTCGCAAAGGCTGTCACGGTTACAGCCGGAACAGTTGCAGAACACGCTATTGTCAATGCGTTTACTGTTGCGTCTGCCTGCGAATAGCTTACGCTTGAACTTGAGTATGTTACCGTAGAGGAGCTGTAGTTTATTGTCACCTACAAACCCCATTACTCGTCGCCGTACAGGGACTCCTCAGACGCAGTATTTTTACCAGCCAAGGAACACGACTTATCGCCAACCTTAGTAGCAGCCCAACTTTTAAGAACTGACAACACAGCAGCAAACCCGGAAGCTGCTACCAATTTCCAGTTGCTTACTCCCATGTCAAGAAAGCTGTTACCACTAATTGTGGCTACTGCTGCTTGTACGAACGTCGCTCCGCATCGCTCAAGTAAATCTAAATATTCTTTCATCGTAATAATGCCTTCCAAGTATTTGGTCCAACTACGCCGTCAACATATAGTAGCCGACGCTTTTGAAACTCCACAACAGCCTTTCGAGTAAGTCTGCCATAATCTGAATCTATTTTGTACCGATACAATCCTTTAGCAGCTAACAACTGTTGCACCACTTTGACCGCTGCTCCTTTAGATCCTTTCTTCAAAGGATGGGTAGTAACCAGAGCTTCTATTTCAGCAAACGCAGCAGCAATACCCTTAAGGTCTTGTTTTGCTGTTTTCTTAGCTTTCGTGCCTTTTAATGCTGGTGCATCAAACCATTTGACTTTGCCATTTACGACTTTGCAAGGCTGATGATGCCACCACTCACCAGGCACATAAGCGACCATGCCATACGACTTTGCTATGGCGTTCACTTGAGAAGTACTGATACCTCGACCAGTAATTCTAAAATCAACGGCATAACCCCAGTTATCGAACGCTGGTTGTTGCATGTGATATGACCCTTGGAAACCCGACGCTGTTTTGCGATCAGGGTTGGCAGCTAGGT